TTAAGCAGAGAAAAGAGTTAATTGAAAGCAAGATACATTCATTACAAAAGCAAAATAAACCACCAGAGCCTAAGCCAGACCACCTTTTAGCAAAGAAAAAGCTAATGAGCAGAAGAAAGGAAATTATCTCTACTCTTAAAAGTAAGTCAACTCCTGAAGTGGAAAAAAACGCATTGCTATGCACTTTTATCGATAAAATTATCTTCAATCGTTCCCTGTCTTCCGTTGAGTTATTTTTCTGTTTTTGAATTATAACTTTTGGGATATGGGGGTGCATACTTCAAATATTATGATTACTAATTTTTAGCAGTATAAAATAAAGGCTTAGGTATGGGATATATGAGTAATTATATCGTTTTAGATATATTAAAAAATTAAAGAAATCTTGAAAAAATACTTGACTTTATACGCGTATAAGCGTATAATAATAACTGTAAGATAAAGGTAACGAAATCAAACCTTTATCAAAAAAATAAAAAAGTGAGGTAATCAAAAATGACATTTGAAGAAATTAGAGGTTATGAACCAATCAACAACACAAACAGCACTAAGGTTGAGAACCTTGTTGAATCAATCAAAGAAAATGGTTGGGACGGATGCCCGATCCTTGTATCAGAACATATGGAAAGCTTAGTAACAGGCTCTCACAGACTTGACGCTTTAGATACCATTTGCAAAGATTTATGGACTGCTGAAGAATATGAAGATAATCACGGCGACGATATTGAAGAAATTGAAGTTGCTGAAAATGTTGATGATATTCTTGAAGAATATCTTGACAACAACGATTTAAGTTGGGACGATTTCGACACTTTGCCTTTTGACAATCTTCACTTGATTTTTGCCGGAACTTGGGTTGAAGATTACAAAAACCAAATTGCCGAATGGTAAAATTATTATAAAATTATTAATAATAAAAAGGAGTTTTAGAAAATGAAGAAAAATATAGTAATGAATGAATACGGCGTTAAAATTGATTTTAACGTTGCTCTTAGCTTGATGGATGATGAACTAAGAGAAAAAGTACATATGGAACTCGCTCCATGCACCGAGCAAGATTTTTTTGACGCATATGCGAAAGCATATGCCGAAAAATATGGTGAGGAATGGGTCTTAGATAACCCTAACCCTACTATTTAAGATGAGTAACACAACTTTAAGACCCCGCACTTGCCGAGAATGTGGGGTCACCTTTAACGGTGGACCCCGTGCTTGGTACTGTCCTCGGTGCAGAGCTGAGCGTCAAGCCCAGCAGAATAGAGAGTACCATGAACGAAAAAAGATGGGCAACACAAGAAAGATAGGGCAGAAATACCCTTGCGAAATTTGTGGTAAAATGTACCTCTTATCAAGTGGGTTACAAAGATACTGCGTGGAATGTGCAGAAAAACATTTAAAAGAAGTTGATAACAAGCAGTCTCGACAATGGAACAAAGACCACCCAGAACAGATGGCAAAACACAAGAGAAATGAAAAGGAAAGAAATAAAGAACTGAAGAAAGAAGTTAAGCAAGTCAAAGCTAATCCCTCAGCTATAAAACAACTGAGGGAAAGCAAAGGCTTATCAAAATATAAATTGTCCGTTTTATGTGGAATGAACGAAAAAACTATCTCCTACATAGAAAAAATGGAAGATTTATCTACAGTAAGGCTGGGAACACTTGAGAAGGTAGCCTCAGCTTTAGATTTAATTCCGCTTGATTTCTTTAAAAAGCTTTATGAAAAAGGAGAAATTAATGACAAATCTTAGAGAACGACGAACAAAAAAAGGCTTGTCTCAATCTGAATTATCTAAATTAGCCAATGTTAGTTATCGAACCTTACAAGATTATGAACAAGGTGCTAAGAATATCAATAAGACCGCTGCTATTACTTTATACCGAATTGCGAAAGCGCTAGACTGCAAAATTGAAGATTTGCTAGAAATATAGTTAACAAAAGTAAAACAACCCCACAGCAGTGTCAGAACTGCTGTGGGGTATAGTTTTGCACGAAAAATTGATTTTGTTTTACTGTTTTTATAAATTACTGATTTGTTTTAAAGTTTGCTTAAAATTTTGAAACTTTAATTAAACATTTCAAAAGTTTTGAAAATCTCTTTAATAATTTTGAAAATCTTTTAAAAACTTTTAAAATAGTGTTTGAAATTTTAAAAATTAACGAAAGAATTTCAAAAATTAATTATTATCGTTAATGTTTAAATTATCTAACTAGATAATACTTTAGGTTACGATAAAGGTATTTATAACCCTTATACTTACCTGATGTAATAACTGCAATTACGGTAAATTCTCTATCCTTATCCAGCTTTTTAGTATATGCAATTTTGCCATTACTAACTCTTGAATAAATATTACCCTTTACAACTGTGATTTTGTTGTACTTAGATAGGCTCTTATCATCAAGATGTGAATTAACAATATAGCCTGATTTATTGCCATATTTGACCCGTGACCAACCATTACCTAAGTCCTTAACAAGTTGTACCTTAGTACCTTTCTTGATTGTAACAACACTTTTGCTTGTGTTACAAATAACATCAACATACGCTTTCTGTCTTAGTGTGCTTTCTTTAGTGACAACACAATGGTTATATTTAAGTTGGTTCTTAAACTTCTTCCAAATTGTTTCATTGTCACCTACCCATCCTGTCCATCCTGGACAAATCTTACTGCACACATCATAGTGTCTAACAACACAACTTGCAGGAATGCTATATGTATTCATTAGCTTTCTTGCTAACGCTACTGTATTTGCAAAAGTTTTGTCAGAAATTTTTCCTTTTGTGCTACACATTTCAATGTTGATGGAATTGTAGTTAGTACACTTACCAAACAGATTGTTGTAACCATAATTTACACCAACTGCCCAAGAAGTATTGTTAGGTGATACCACTTCATACACATTATTGTCATCAACAAAATAATGGGCTGAGGCTCCCCTATTTACATTATAGAAGTAATTAGCATTAGCCTTTGCAGTATCTGTTGTGTTACCTGTATAGTGGATTACAATATAGTGTCTGCCACTGTTACCTTTTTCATAATTACACTTTGTATGTAATTTTTTCAGTTTGTATGACATCAGTTATCACCTTCTTCAGGGAGACCTGCAACAGATGTTAGAATAGATAGTACACCGGCTAATACACTAGCAGAAGCAACAGCAATCCAATTAACCTCACTCATTACAGTTGCTACACCGATTGTAGCAACTGCTGTCTGACATACTGTTTTAATTGCTCTTACTCCAGCTTTCTTAATCCAATTTTTCCAATCACGCATATTTTTTACTTCCTTTCATTTTCCAAATCTTCTATTCTATGATTTGCAACTTTCACATCTTCTTGAATCACAGAAATACTTTTTTCTGCTTCATACATTCTGTCAACAACTTGGTTATGCTTATCTACCTTTTTTTCCAACTGTTCTAATCTGTAGTTAGTTAATTTAGTATTACATATAATACCGATTAGCGAACCTATGCCAGAACCAGCTACACCAATTAAGGCAGTAATAATTTCATCAGACATTATTACTTACCTTCTTCTACTGTTGGTGTTTCTTCTGTCTGTTCTTCTTTCACTTCATCAGTTGAGTACCAAATCATCAGTCATCACCCTGTTCATCCCAAACAAAACCTGCATCCACAAGAATTTGAATGACATTTTCTTTCAGTTTTGCAGGAACATCATCAATTTTCTTTTTTCCTTTCATAATAAGGTCTGCATATACCTTTGCCATAATGAACACCATCCTTTCTTCTATCCAATCATTTCATAAACATCACACAATGCAAGCTGTGTGTCAGTAACCTGCTGTTCAAGTTCATCATTCTTGTCAGACATCATTCTTATATATTCATCCTTGTCATATTCCACAAGGTTGAACTGATATTCCTGAGCATCACCATCATCAGTGGTGACTGTCACCTGTTTAATGTTTGTTGCAACAAAAACCTTGGTTTCCTTGATTTCCACTGTCTGTGGTTCAGTTGTGCTTCTTGTCAGACCATAATCTTTCATGATTTCAAACCGCCTTTCTTGATATTAGTTTCATAATAAAGTTCAGTGTGTGGAAGTAATTATGCTGTTGCAGTAGGAACATACACCAACCGACCGCCTAAAATCCCAGCATGACCCCCGACACCAGTATCGAGACACCAGTAGAAACCGCCCGCATTAGCATTATCAGCCCAAAAACCGCCCAATCGAGCAATCTTATACCCATTCAGGTTTGGTGTCACAAGGGTGCTATCACCAACAGGAAGGGAACTGTTTCCTGCTGTTTCAGATGCCATGAACAACCAATCACAAGCTGTGGAATATCCCATTGCAGAAATATAACTACCTGCATTTGTGACAGTGAAACCTGCACCTTTGTAGTTGTCTGTTTTCTTATATTCAGCAAAATTGAAATCATCTGCAACATAAGGTTCACCACCTGCCATGCTACCATTTCCCCAAATGTTGACACCATATTCAGATTCCCAAATGTTCCCCCAAGGGTTTTCAAGTCCACGATAAGACACAGAAAGTTTTCCTGATGTGGTGTCAATGGTTTCTGTACCATCAGAACTGATGTGTGTGGTCTGTGTTGCCTGTCCTGTTCCATTACCAAGGGAAGATGTTGCACCTGTGTTGGATGCTTCATTTCCGCTTCCTACTGCACAAGAAACAACACCCCGACCGATAGCAGACTGGAAGTTCATTGTTCCCATTTCAATCATGCAAAGAAGCTGATTCATTGAAGCAATCTTGACTGTTGAACCGTGCCAATTTGAACCCCTGTTCTGT